ATTAACGCAGCAGCAGTAGCAGCAGGAGGAGCCACAGGTGGCTCTACTAGCGGAGGAAGTTCTGGCGGAGGCGGAGGAGCCAATTCACCAGGTTCAAGAGGAGGAAGAAGATGGTAAGAATAATAAAAAATATCCTAAAAGATATGGTGGACCAAGCATGGACCCTTCTCGGTATGTTTATTGCTTGGGTTGTTCTGGATGGAAGTGCAAAGACTATTGTTGGCTATGGAATCATGGCAACAACTGCTCTTTGGATAATTACAAGTCCAATCAGAAATAGAAAGGAATAAAGATGGCAAGAGCAAAACAAATTGAAGAGGCTACCCAAGTCGGATCAGGAGCAATTGCAAGCATAAACAATATTGTTATGCGAATTGTTGCGGTATTTGCAGCATCAGGACTATCTGTAATAGGTGCTGGAGCAGTAGTAGGAATTAGCACAGCAAAGGCTGTTATCTTGGCTGGAACGTTAGGAGTTGCAACAGTAGTTGAGAGACTGGCTAGAGGGTTTCTTGACGATGGCAAACTCACGATTGAAGAGATCAATGCAGCATTTTCTTCAGTGGACAAAAAGGCTAAATAAGGACAAAGACCTTCTTTGACATAGGACCCCTTTAGGTGGTACAATTAATGTATCTACTAGTAAAGGGGTTCTTTTGTGACCTGTATTGCCGTTGTTCGTAAAGATGAAAAGATCTATATGTCTGGCGAAAGAGGCGTGTCTGACGATGATATCATACTTCAGTGTGCCACGTCAAAAGTTTGGCAGCAAGGCCCATATCTATTTGGATATGCAGGAACTATGGATGGCGATAGAATAAAACATAATTTTAAACCATCGATTCCAACTGGAAATAATATTGAAAAATTTATGTACACTAAATTTATTAAAGAACTTCGTGATTTTTATAATGAGTGGTGGGTAGATGTATCAAAAGATTCTGATTTTGGAATGATCATTTGCGTTAAAGGAAAGATCTTTGAACATAGTGCTGCAGATATGTCTTTAACACAATACACTGGAGATTATTTAGTAATGGGATCTGGAATGCAATATGCATTGGGACATTTACACGCTACAGAAAATCAAAAAGATGCTCGCAAAAGATCTATTAATGCAGTTCAATCTGCTATTAAATTTTCTACATCATGTCTTGGCCCAATCGATACAGTTAGTATTTAAGGATATATATGTCTATAAATAAAACAGAAGAATTAGAATTTGATATATGGCTTAATAATGGAATTGATCGGGGATGGATAACAGAACCATTTTGCAATACACATGATGGAGATCCCTATATGACAGAAGAAGAAGCACAAGAATGGGATGAAGGTGGAGATCCTTGTCAAGTCGTGTTTAAGATATTAGAATGATAACAAAACAATGCCTCTTTAGCATAGTGGCAGTGCCCCCGCCTTGTAAGCGGGAAGCGCAAGTTCGATTCTTGCAAGAGGCTCAACAATGAACATTTATGGAAAAAGTCCAAGGCCAGCAGAATCTTGGCTTTCTTGGCATTCAAATTCTTTTATTGATATTCAAAATTCTGTAAAAATACCAAGCAACTGGAGAAGTTTTGAAAAAGTTCTATTAAACAAAAAATATACAAATTCAGTATTAAAGCCAATTAATAATTATGTTTTAAATTTATTTCCAAGACCAGAATTAATTTCATACACTGCTAATAAAATTGTTTTAAGGCAAAGAACTCATGCTGAAATTTGGGTATATAAAGAAGAAGACTATTTATATGTATTAGATAGACCACACCAAAGGCAGTTGTATCCATCTAGTTTGGAGCAATTTAAATCTAATGAATTAGTTTTTGAAGATCAATTTAGGTTTTATATTCCTTGGATATTTGACAAAGAGTGTTCAGTCTCATATGTAAATGTTGCTGGAGAAGAAACTCCATTTTTTATATTTGAAAAAGAAGTTAAGTATGATCAAGTAGATAGAACTGCATATGACATAAATACTGAGTTCATACCATTTTATCTTTATAAAAACTCAGAGTATAGAATAGACCAAGATTACGGAATAATTAAAGTTGGAACACCAATGTATGATATTATTATAGAAGATGTAGAATTGGTTGAGGCTATTAGGAAGTGCTATGAGTAATAAAAAAATTATTATTGTTCCTGCAAATATTTCAGGAAACGCATTAATGCCAGAGCCATCAGTAAAATTTATTCCAGAATGGTATAGATCATTAGCAAGACATGGAACAAGCAATGATCAAAAAGAATTGAGTCCCGTTAATGAATATGGATCAGATGGGGCTGTTGTTGCTACAAAAATGTGTATGCCATTCTATGATGCAATTACTTCTGGGTATATGGCATGTTTAGATGATGACTTAATAATTAAACTAGACAATGAAGGCTTTCCAACTTTGTCCTGGGGATCAGATAATTTATTAATTGATAAAAGACCAACTATTGAAGTTGCTGTTCCACACGAACACCACCCATTACATTTTGGATGGAGAATGAATTTTTATTATGAAACACCAAAAGATTATTCACTATTAATAACACATCCAATGAATAGATTTGATTTGCCATTTACTACAATGTCTGGAATAGTTGATTCAGATATATGGGGGCTTCCAGTTTTTGTTGCATTCTTTTTAAAACGAAATTTTGAAGGAGTAATTTTAAAAGGAACTCCAATTATGCAGTTAATACCAATTAAAAGAGATTCATGGACCTTAGAGATAGATAGATCAGAAAAAACATATGAGAAACATGATTTTGCTGCAGAAAAACGTAGGTCAAGAATTTATGGTTATTATAAAAAAAACATATGGCAAAATAAAAAATATGGAAAAAACTAATGGCATCTATTGGGGTATGTATTTATGGTTATAAATCAAAAAGTTTAATAGACGTTGCCAGTAATGCAATAAAAAAACAATCTGGAAATAATGATATTAAGTTTTATCTTGTTGACCAGTACCAATTAAACAGAGAAAATAAAATTGATAACGTAGACTATGATCATATATTTTGGGATAATATTAAAAATCCAAATGAATATAAAAATAAAATATTAGTTTCATCTCGTGAAGATTATTTTATTCAAATGGGCGATGGAGTTTGTTTGAATACTAATTGGGATGAAAATCTTTTATCTTTACATAAAAATATTCCAAACTCAATTATTTCTGGCAATAGTTTAATTAGTTTATTTATAGATAATTATAAAATTAAAAAAAATAAACAAAACAGTAAAGAACTTACATTGACAAATTTTATTGATAGAAATTTTATATTTTCTAAAACAACAGTGCTTAGAAAAATTATGTTTTCAAAACTATTAAAATATAATGGAGACGAAGAAGAGTTTTCTTGTAAAGCATTTAATAATGATATTGAAATTTATTGTTTGCCAACTGAATTTTATTTAGATGAAACAAAAGATTTAAATTATAACCCCTACGTTCCCTTTTCATTAAATCATGGATATTCTCACATGATAAAACTATTAAAAGAAAATATAAATTTTTCTATATTTCACGGCATTGACATTAACAAAATTAAAAATATTCCATTTTCAACTGATGACGTAATGTATGATTTAAATAAATCTTTATATAATAAGGTTCAGGGCGAGAAGTTCTATGACACGTTTAAGGAGATTAACTGATATAATATGAGTATGAAACATAGAATTATAATTCAAGACAATTTTATAAATAAAGAAGATTCTGATATACTCATACAAGAGATTGTGAATCCATCAGAGAGAAATGAATATCCAGAATATTACAAAGAACGATTTGGCGGAACTGCTTTTCCATATAACAAAACAGTTCAATCATTATTAAAAAAATATGGAAATAAAGCAAATGAAGAACATAAAAATTTAAATGGTTTTTATGATCCAATCTATGTATTCAAAGCATTTGGTTCATGGTGGAATCCAGGAACTTCTGGTGGAGTCCATGCTGATGCACAAGACCCAGAGCCTTGGATTGAGTGGAGTACTGTTGTTTACCTTAATGATGAATATACTGGTGGAAAAATTTATTTTCCAAAACAAAAATTTGAGTATCAGCCACATAAATTCTCTGCAGTATTTTTTCCAAGTGCTGGAACAGAATACGTTCATGGTGTATCTGAAATATTAACAGGAAAAAGATTTACAATGTTATTCATGCATACTTCAATGAAGCAGCATGCCGACCCTGAATTTTTAGTATAAAATGACAGAAATATTAGACTTAGGCTTAGTTTATTATAAGAATGCAATATCCAATCCAGAAAAAATAATTGAAGATGTTGAAAATTTAAATAAAAAATTATTAAATAATAAAAACAATAACATTAACACTATGGTTAAAGAGTGGTCTCCTTGGAATTATGGAGAACAATTTTTTTGTTGGCAAAAGTTTTTTATACCACAAGAACAAATAAACAAAAATGATTTTTTTTATGATGAAATGTATAGTATTTCAGAAAGACTATTTTCTCCATTAGACGAACATCTTTCTAAGTATAAGGATATTTATCCATTTTTAAACATTAAGTCTAGAGACGATTCAATGCATTTGCTTAAATATGAAAAGGCTGGATATCTGCCAGCGCATCAAGATCATGGGGTAAGCACTAGAACTCTTTCTGTTTTAATATATTTAAATGATGATTATGAGGGAGGCAATTTAGTTTTTAAAAACTCAAATCTATCGTTTAAACCAGAGGCTGGAAGCATAGTATTCTTTCCATCAAATTTTTTGTATGTTCATGAAGTTGAAAAAATAACAAGTGGAATAAAATATTCTTTGCCAAATTGGTATCATAATGTACCCAAAGAAAAAAGATATTTTTCAACAGGTGAAGAATGATAATTTTAGGAATTAATGGAACTTCCCACGACGCATCTATATCTTTAATAGAGGATGGAAACATACTTTTTGCTGGGCACTCTGAAAGATATAGCAAAATAAAAAATGATTGGTACAACTGCCAAGAACTATTTGATGATGCATTTCAGTATGGATATCCAGATCAAATAGCGTACTATGAAAAACCTTGGTTAAAAAAATCAAGACTATTATTTGGCGGTTCTTCAGACTGGAAACCAAAATTTAAAACTAAATTTGATACATCAAAAATAAAAATAACAAATTTTAATCACCACTACTCACATGCAGCAGCAGGATATTTTACAAGTGAATTTGATGATGCAGTTATTGTGGTTTTAGATTCAGTAGGAGAATGGACAACCTCGTCAATTTATACTGGAGAAAATAATAAAATTAATCTATTAGAAAAAACAAACTATCCATTTAGTTTTGGATTATTTTATTCTGCCTTTACTCAATTGGTTGGCTTAAAACCAAATGAAGAAGAATATATCATGATGGGTATGGCGGGGTATGGAGATTGGAAAAAATACTATAAAGAAGTTATAGAATATTTTCCAGATGTAAATACACAAAAATATAATTTTCATAAGGGAATATCTGATTGGCCTTATAATATTTTTGCACAAGATAAGTTTGACATTGCAGCAGCAGTTCAAAAAGTATATGAAATTAGATTGCTTGACTTTATGCTAAAGGCTAAACAAGTTTCAGGTAAAAAGAACCTAGTCTTTATGGGTGGTTGCGCTTTAAATTGTTCTGCCAATACACAATTATGGGAAGTGTTTGACAATGTTTGGATTATGCCCAATCCAGGAGATGCTGGAAGTTCTCTTGGTGCAGCAGCAGCACTATATGGAAAACACATTAATTGGGATGGTCCATACTTAGGACATGATTTGGGTGGGAAGTATCCAGTTGATGAAATTTTAACAGAATTAAAAGAAAATAAAATTGCAGCAGTTGCTTCAGGAAGAGCCGAATTTGGTCCAAGAGCACTTGGAAATAGAAGTATTTTGGCAGACCCAAGAGACCCAGAGATTAAAAACAAGGTAAATAAAATAAAACAACGAGAAGAATTTAGACCATTTGCTCCAGTAGTATTAGAACACTTGGCAGATAAATGGTTTGAAATGCCAACTACATCTATTCCATATATGCAGTATGCCGTTAAATGTAAAAGACCAAGTGAGATACCATCAGTTGTTCATATTGATGGGACTTCTAGAGTCCAAACAGTAAATGAAAAACAACATCCAGGATTATATAGAGTGCTTAATAAGTTTTATTTAGAAACTGGAGTTCCAGTTCTTTTGAATACAAGTTTAAACATAAAAGGGCAGCCACTTTTAAACGACCAACATGATATAATTAATTGGCAAAAGGTTTACAATTTTAGCATACAACAATAAAGGAGAATAAAATGGCAGAAAAAGGCACAGTAGAAGCGATCATTGAAATCGCCAAGAAAGAAGTTGGAACCGTTGAAGGTCCAAAGGATAATGAAACAAAGTATGGCAAATGGACAGGTGCAAACTTCCTTCCTTGGTGCCAGTCTTTTGTTTCTTGGTCTGCATTTACATCTGGATTAGATCCAAAGAAATATCCAAAGTCTGCTTCAACAGTAGCAGCATCAGATTGGTTTAAGAAAAATAAACGATGGGCAGATGCTCGCAATGATGATCCAACACCTGGAGACTGGATTTATTTTGACTTTCCAGAAGATGGCGTTAACCGAATTTCACACGTAGGAATATGCATTAAAAACAATGGGGACGGAACCATTCAAACTGTTGAAGGAAATACTGCTGGATCTGCTAAAGGAGATCAGCGTAATGGTGGAATGTGTGCTGAAAAAACACGGGCATATGTAAAAGACAATGGAAAGAAACTAGTAAATACTATTGTTGGCTGGGGTCGTCCAATCTATAAAGGTGAAGAAGCAACTCCACTTGAAGTAAAACTAGAGCGTCCAGCAGCAAAAAAGGTAGCAAAGAAGGCAGCAAAGTAATGTCATTTAAGGCTAAGACTAAAATTGGTTTTAACCATATGATTCTGCGTGATGGAAATATCGTTGCTTTAAATAAAGACGGTACTGAACGATATAGAAAAGACAGAATTACTGGAGAACCAATTAAAACAAAAGGAAAAAAATGAAATCAAGAATGGTCTTAGCCTTATTACTAATTAGTTTTATTTTTACAAATACTGCCTACGCTTTGCCTAGCAAGACTTTTTCCTATAAGTCTATAGAGCAGGCTGCAAATGCCTTAAAAGTGGCTCCAGAGGATCGTACAGGCTACGTAAGGACCAAGTTTAAGCACTGGGTTGGTGTTGGTAATGGATGCGACTCACGAAAAGCAGTAATTATTTCAGAGGCAATTGTTAAACCAATTGTTGAAAAAGGTTGTGTGATTAAAGGCGGAGAATGGCTTAGTATTTATGACAGTGTAAAAGTAATTGATGCTGGAAAATTAGATGTAGATCATATGGTTCCACTTGCAGAAGCGTGGGATTCTGGGGCCTCTGCATGGGATGATAAAAAGCGTGAACTATATGCAAATGATCAAACAGATACAATACATTTAATTGCAGTTACTGGTGCTTCAAATCGTTCTAAATCAGACAGAGATCCTGCTGAGTGGATGCCAACAAATGAAAAATATAAATGTCAATACATTATGAATTGGGTATCTATTAAAATTAGATGGTCTTTATCTGTAGATGAAAAAGAATTGTTTGCAATTAAATCTATTAAATGCCCTAAACGAAAAATAACAATACCATCACTTTAGGATTAAATTATGCCAAAATATGAATATTTATGTAATAGTTGTGCAATAAACATCACTAAAGAAAGATCTATCTTAGAAGATGAGCCTAAATATTTTTGTGAAAAATGCAACGGTGTCCTAACTAGACAATACACTCCATTTGGTGTACAATTTAATAGTAAGGGTTTTTATTCCACCGACAATAAGAAGGTATAATATGAATAGAATGACTGAGCAAACCGCTGAACGCAAATGGCTTCTTACACCCTTAGATAGGTGTGATTCTTGTCCAGCACAGGCATACGTGTCTGTAACTGGAGTAAATGGAGAATTAATGTTTTGTAGCCATCATTACAATAAAATTATGAATGACCCAGTTGGAAAGGAAAAAATGATGGCATATGCCTATTCTTTCTTAGATGAAAGAGAAAGACTTGTTGAAAATAGATTGCAAGGTGAGTCATACCAATGATAGACAAAGAGTTAATAAATAAAAATATAGAAACTAGAAACGGTTATTTTAAAATAATTGGAGATAGTCCAGAAAACATTATCCACATTAATGATTTTATTAATGAAGATGATCTTAGGGTTATTATGGATTATATAAATTCTTTACCAGAAACCGACAAAGAGTTTTACGGCCCACTAGATTTACGATTTGAAAGAATAAACAAAGATAGACCGGAAATTGGAACACTTATTAAAAAATATGAAGAAAAAACTTTTAGTTATATTGACGACCATTTTATTAAAAAAGTTGGAGTTCCAGTAGAAAGGATTGCAACAAATTACTGTCATTTTGTTAAATGGATTCCTGGAATGCTTTCAAAATTACACGCAGATTGTGAAAAACCAGATGGATCCCCAGCACTATATGCGGGATTTAATAGATTAAATATATCAACATTGGTTTATATTAATGATAATTATGAGGGTGGTCATATTAATTTTCCAAATCAAAATTTTGGATTTAAACCAAAAGCGGGAGATCTTATTATATTCCCTGGAAACAATGCGTACCAACATGAAGTTACGGAAGTTATTTCTGGTAAAAGATATACAATGCCAAGTTGGTATAGTTTTGACATTAAAGATGTGTCAATCAAAACTGAAAAAGAAGGGTTAGAAGGATTATTAACAAACTCAAAACAATTATGGGATAATGATGCAGGAAAGGTAGATCTATAATGAAAGAAGAAGATTTTATGTTTATAGATTTAATTGAAAATGGAGCCATAGAGTATGCTGGTTTAAATGAAGAAGGGGAACCAATCTATAATTTTACCGATAAATTAAAAGATATTAACCCAGACCTGTTTGACATACATCAAACACAGTTAAATCGTGAAGTTATGTTTTTATGGGAGCAGGGTTTTATTACAGTTGATCTGTTACAAGATAATCCAGATGTTGGATTAACAGAAAAGGCTTTTGATGAAAATGCTATTTCTTGGTTGGACGATATCTATAAAACAGTTTTAAATGAAATCAAAAGAATTTTATCGCAACAGTGATACAATAGATACATGAATCAAATTGTTCTTTTATTGTTGACAATTTATGGCATTTGGGCTATACTTTATACAGTAAAGAAACAAGAAAAAAAAGTTTTACCAAAAATTAAATATAGTCAGACTAGGATTCACAGTATTATTTCTAGCCTTTTGCCAGAAGGTATAGAGATAAAACGTGTATCTCAAACTACAAAACTGAAAGAAAAAAATACCTTTCGTGTTTTAGTTGTTGGCCCAACTGCTTACTGGGTAAACAATAATGTGTTTTATCAAGCAAATGTAGAAGAAGGCGAAGTCGATAGGGAAAATGCAAAACCAATTGACTTTACAAATATGGACAACAAAGAAATAGCAAAGATGTTAGACATACTAGATCACCTAAAGAATGGAAAAAGAAATGAAGGTCGTAGTACAGGGAACCAATGAGTTCGATGAGTATTCTGTTTTCCTTCGTTCTATGGGTGTAATGATGTCTGGTTTAAAAGAAACTGATCATGAGTTTATTGTATATTCATTAGGACCATCAAATGTAAATGATTTTGCTTCTGAGTTTTGTAATGTTTCAGAACGAAATCTAAAGGCTAGAGGAATCAAAGTTAAGTTTATCAAGGTTCATTATACATGGGTCGAAGAAAACTTACATGAAATTGATTACTTTTCCTATCTATCAAAACCAAACCAGGCATTATCAAATGTAGCAAAACTTGCACAAGCGCAAGATTTTGAATTTGGAACATTCCAATACTAAGGAGTAATAATGATTGTAAATAATTTAAAACAAATGGAATCAATTGTTTCCATGAATAGCAAGTTGTCTTGGGATGGTTGGGATGTTCTTGAACTAACTCCATTAGATTCTGCTGCCTTTGAAAAAAACGGAGTATATAAAAATAATAAATGGAATATTCAAAAAAGGTATGTAGCAAACCGTAATGGCTGGACTATGCCAGATAAGTACAAACAGCATGAATAAACATTTATGGAAAGAAAGTGCTGCCTGTAAAGACTTTGATACAAATCTATTCTTTGATAAGTATGAGGAAACTCCAGATATTCGTCATGGTGTTGACAGTGTTTGCCTAAAGTGTCCAGTGGCAGCAACTTGTTTTGCTGTTGGAATATCACAAAAAGAATATGGAATTTGGGGCGGTATTTATTTAGACAAAGGTAAAATATCCAGAGAGTTTAATAGTCATAAAACAAAATCTAAATGGTCTGAAATATGGCAGAATTTGACAATGAGGTAGTTATGTATGAAAATATAGATGAAGTGATATATTCAAAAGGTGTATTATTAGAAAATTCGTATTCCGATGAAGAATTATTAGACCATGTTTGGGCTATTTCAAATGGTAAATTTTTACATTATGATATTAATGTAACAAAAGAATTTTCAAATGATCTTGGAATAACTTCAATTGTTCCTATAGTCAATAATTGTAAAGTTATATTAATAAAAAATAATAAACAGCAATTATTTTTTTTAGACATTAAAGATGTATTGTCGTTTCCAAGTTCTTATAAGTTTGAAGTAGATTTAAAAAAAATTAAACTTTATAATTTATCAATAATTCCAAAAATTGAACATGGGGTAGGAAATAAAAAATTTAAAGTGTTTGTTGATTTTAGAGATAGGTATTCTGTAGAAATTTTAAGTAACTCTAAAGAAGAGGCAATAGAGCAGTCAAAAACAATTAATTTATCATACTGGAGTCACGATTTTGATCCTTTAAAAAGAATTAAAAGTGGTGATAATGTGATAAGAATTGTTCGTTTTAGTCATTGGGATCATGATATGATAGAGGCAGAGGAGTTATAAGATGCATGATTCTCTTGATCCTATAAAAAATAATGAAAAATCTGTAAAGTTTTATAAATCTGCCACTGTTCCATTTAAAAATTTCCTTCACGAGTACGCTCACCTACACAAACTTGATCCCGTTTCGCCTCTTGAGGATAACAAGATTTATGAAAATGGATCAGATGAATTAAAAAAAATTTTAACATTAACAAAGAATTTTAACAATTTAGAATTAATAGACAATAAAGAAAAAGTGTTTATTTTTTTAACACCTCAGATATTTCATTTTATTGTAGATAACTTACAGCCAATCCTTTATCATTATAAACGTAACAATTATACTAAATTTATTATAGATACAAAAGATATTGGCAGAGATCATCCACCTCACTTAGACATGTTAGACGTTTTAACCCGTTTTTTAAATTATTTAGAGGCAGACTATTGTTTTGTTGATAGCACTTATTGTAATATTGTATTGGACAATGTTTTTTATCATTCCCAGTTTGGCAAAACAGAAAAATATTTATTTGAAATACAAGAAATAATTAGAAAATCTTATAATATAAACAATCATGTAATTCCAAATAAAAAAATTTATATAAGTAGAAGTCTGGTAGATATTGAACGTGAAGGAGACAGCAGACATGATATTAGATTACATAATTCAAAAATACTAGAAGATTTTTTAATAGAAAATTCTTTTTCTATAATATTGTTTGAAAATCTTTTCTTTGAAGATAGACTTAATTTATTAAATGAAACTAAACTTATTTCAGGAGTAAGTGGGTCTGGAATGATGGGCGCATTGTTTATGCAAGAAAATCAAACCGTACTTGAATATAGTAAAATGCTTCCTGATACAAAAGTCTTTGGCCAAAAAAATTTACATTTTCAGTATGAATCACTTGCTTATCTTAAAAAACATTTATTTTTATCTATTAATAGTGATCCATATGCTGAAAATGTTATAAAACAAATAAAAAATAATAAAACGTTAATGAGTTTAATAATTGAATAAATTAATTGTTTTTGATCTTGATGGAGTGTTAATTGACAGCAAAGAAATACATTTTGTTGCATTAAACTGTGCCTTAAAAAATGTTGATAAAAAATATATCATATCAAAAGAAGAACATTCTAAAATTTATGAAGGCCTACCAACGAAAGATAAGTTAAAAATTTTAACAAAGAGTAAAGGTTTAGAACAAAAATACTATGAACAAATTTATACTGAAAAACAAAATGCTACTAAAATTGCATTAGATGGTCTATCAATAGATTATGAACTTATTGATTTGTTTAAACATATTAAAAAAAATAATATGTTTATATCTGTTGCAAGCAATAGTATAAAATTAACAATTGAAAGTTGTTTAAGATCTCTTGGAATTATTGACTTTGTAGATTATATAGTAAGCAGCGAAGACGTTAAGTTTGCTAAACCACATCCAGAAATGTATTGGAAGACAATGTCATTTTTTGGTCTTTTGCCAGAAGATACAGCAATATTTGAAGATAGTATTGTTGGAAAACTTGCAGCAATAGATAGCAAAGCAAAACTTTTTGAAATTACAAATAGATCTGACTTGTGTTTAGAAAAAATAAATATTGCAATTGATTATTTAAAAAATTCAAAAAGTATGTGGAATGATAATAGTTTAAACGTTTTAATTCCAATGGCTGGAATGGGTAGTAGATTTTTTGATGCTGGATATTCATTTCCAAAGCCATTGATAGAAGTTGATAATATGCCAATGATACAGGCTGTAGTAAATAGTTTGGGTATTAATGCAAAATATACTTATGTTGTACAACAAGAACATTATGATAAATATGGTTTAGAATACTTGCTTAATAGAATTACACCTAATTGCAACATAATAAAAATAAATGGAATTACAGATGGTGCTGCAAGAACCTGCTTAATGGCCTCCGAGTATATAAACAACAATAGTCCACTTTTTATAGCAAACTCAGATCAAATTGTTGAATGGGACAGTAAAAAGTTTTTATATGATTTATATAGCAAGAATGCAGACGGTGGAATAGCAACATTTAAATCATCACATCCAAAGTGGTCTTATGCAAAAACAGACTCAGATGGATTAGTTTTAGAAGTTGCTGAAAAAAAACCTATAAGTGATAATGCAACGGTAGGAATATATTACTGGAAACATGGCTCAGACTTTGTAAAATATGCAAACCAAATGATTGATAAAAATATTCGCACAAACAATGAATTTTATGTTTGTCCAATATTTAATGAAGCAATTCAGGATGAAAAAAAGATTTATGCTTTATCAGTTGAAGAAATGTGGGGAGTTGGAACTCCAGAAGATTTAAATTATTATTTATATAATAGGAATAAAAATGATTAAGATAGCACATAGAGGAAATGTTGATGGTCCAGGTCCATTAGAGAATAGTCCTGGGCTTATTTATCATGCAATACAAAAGGGATTTAATGTAGAGGTTGATATTAGATTGATAAACTCTACTTGGTATTTGGGTCATGATTTTTCACAATATCCAGTAGGAGATATATTTGTAGATAATATTAAAGATGTAGCCTGGTTTCATTGCAAAAATATTAATGCTTTAAGTGCATTAGATAAAAACAAACATATGTTTTTTTGGCATCAAGAAGATGATTTTACATTAACAAGTAACGGATATATATGGACATATCCAGGAAAAAATGTTACAGAAAAATCAATCATAGTTGACTTAAATTTAGATTATAAATATAATAATGTTTATGGAATTTGCACAGATTACCCAAGTCTGGTAGAATAGAATAGTGTATACAGAGGCAATGAAACGAGCCGTTAGGTCTATTGCTCCACCAAAAGGATTTGGTGTAGATATTATTGATAATGAGCATTTTATTACAGTAAGAGCAGATGAAGCAAGTTTTATGAAGTTATTTGACAGAGATAAGAGGCTTGCTGTAGAATATATGGTAAGGGTTAAAAAAGCCTTAGAAGAAAATGGGGCTATAGTTATGTTAGTTAGGACGGGTGGAAAATGATTATACAAATAATTGGTATTCCTGGATCTGGTAAAACCACTTTGGCAACAAAACTATCCTCTAGAATTAATGCTATTCATGTTAATGCTGATTATGTTAGGTCAACAATTAACTCTGATTTAGGATTTTCTATAGAAGATAGAGTAGAGAATGCTCGTAGACTTGGTGCTATTGCAAGAATGCTATCAGAACAAGGTCAGGTTGTAGTTGTAGATTTCATTTGCCCTACCGAAAAAACAAGAGATGCTTTTGGCAAACCAAATATTTTAATTTGGATGGATAGAATTAAAGAAGGAAGGTTTGAAGACACAAATAAACTTTGGGAAGATCCCATTCTTTATGATGAGTCTTTTGACAGTACAATAGAATCAGATGATAGGGTACAATA